CCCCTTATCTTTCCCTTTCAACAGCGCCGGCAAAATACAACATTGTTTTGCATACAAATAAAGTTGCAACCTTGTATTCTTATCCGCATAAGGTAACTCCTGATGGATTTTTTGAGATAAATCACGCTCCTCTACGCTTGACCATTCCACATCATACGTGGAGACAACGAGTGGAGGAAGTGATAATCCAACATCCTTCTTGGTTCTCTTGAGAACGAACTGCTCGAACAACTCATCAAGTGAATCACACTTGTATAACGACGAAGGAATACCCAATATGTCACAAAGATTATGAAAATCCTTGAGTTTATTTTGAATCGGAGTCCCAGATACCATCCATCGAATATTCGCCTTCAACTTGGACGCGCCATAGTAGAGATTATTTTTATTACGCAAATGATGCGCCTCATCAAAGACAACACGATCCCAACGGATTTTATGTAAAACACACAATTCAGTTTCAACATTATTCAATGACCGTTTCATCGAACACATATGATAGGTTGTAATGACAAATGGTGCAGACATAAGAGTATCCATGGTAATACTAGCAAAGGACTTGTTCGAACCATGATAGATCAACGCCTTATGCCCGGTAGTCCTGAAGATTTCGTCACGCCATTGATGAATAAGAACCTTGGGAACAACAATGAGAGTTTTGGGAACAAAGTGGACATAGAACAAGGCAATCATAGTAATTGTCTTACCGAGACCCATCTCATCCGCAATAAACCCCCCTTTGACCAAAGAGTTTCCAGTACCAACAGCATCGTAACCTCGCCTCTCACGACTCAAACACCAGACCACCCCATCATACTGATGTTTCTTATACTCAATATTGGAATGACCCAAAAAGGTATTGAATCGGTCAAGGTCTTGGTCAGTCATACTCATAGTATACAAGACAAGCACAATACATTAATATGTGAATAGGTAATTGATGTGTATGTGTTACTTACATGAACCTATTTTGAAAAAAGTAATCAATTTTTTTCGCAGGACCGCGTAGCTACCCCTGCAAAAAATATATGGTGTGAAAAAAAATTGAAATACTTTTTCAAAAACTTATTGACAAGTAATACCAAACCGAATCAAGTGAAAGTTTTATAAAGCAATCAATCAATCAATATGAACTCCGCAATCAAACCCCAATGTAAGGTCTGCTTGGATGCTGGGTTTACGGAGCGAGCCACCCAACACTGGGTAAAAAATCGAGAAGGTAAAGTTATATGCCCGACACTCCTGAGTCAAAAGTGTCGGTACTGTTTTGAGAATGGCCACACGGTCAACTATTGCCCAAAAAATAAAAAATGTAAGGCGTATAGACCACCCTCACCAAAAAAAACGGTCAAAACACAAACACAAGTCAAAGCACCCAAAGAGACCGTCACCCCATCAAACCGCTTTGATGTCCTTGTCCTTGATGAGGACGAGGACATGACCTTTGTTCTCAAGAAGGATGTTGAGGAACCATTTCCTCAACTGCTGTCGAAATCGAATCCAACCAAGACTAGTATCAGTACAACGGTTTCTTATGCGTCCAAGTTACAAACACCCCTACCTGTGCTACCTGTGCAAGTACCTGTGCAAGTACCTGTGCAAGTACCCGCGCCTACATCAGTAACTACACCTACAAAAACGGTATTTCAGTCTTACCCCTACAAAAGACACAAGAATTGGGCAGACTATAGTGACAGCGATAATGATGAAGACGCATAAAATAAACTTTACCCACATAAACCAAAAAACCAAAAATCAAAAAAAAAACTCAAAAAAAAGGCACTAACACAAAAAATATAAAAAAAAGGGGCAAAACCCTTTTTTTATTTAATGAAAATTAACTAGCAATAAAACTTTCAGACCACCCCAAAAAAAATTGAATTACTTTTTTGAAAATATTATATTATAACAAATTTAAAGAAAGAAATCAATTGACAAGAATGTCCGCAAACAATAACAACCGTAGTCGTTGCCCGGGTTGCTATCCAATTCTCCAAGACAACCAACTCGGACATATGGGTCCAGGTGGTTGTTTGAGTGGCGGAGACGACGACTTTTGTATACTTGTAAATAATGACGATAATGATGAAGAAGTCGAGTTGAATGAAGTCGTTCAAAATTTGGAAAGTGCGTTTGAAAGCGTGGCCCAAGAACAAGACCAAGACTCCCGAAACTTGCAACTGGTAAGGTTCTTATATCCGAACCAAGATCAAGACCAACAAGACCAAGACGAACAAGTTCAAGAACAAGTTGATGTCCACAAGTCCATCGCAAACCCACTCTTTGAAACCCCTGAACCAATGGGTGAGTGCCCGATTTGCTACGAAGACCTCACCATGATTAACTTTACCGTAACCACATGCGGGCACAAGTTTCACTCATCTTGTATTTTCCAAGCACTTGAAAAAAAAGAGCACTGCCCTTGTTGCCGTCATCAACTCATTCCTTTGTTCAAGGATGATGACGAAGAAGAATATGAGGAAGACGATGAGTCAAACGATGACAATGACGATGACGATGACGATGACACAGACTCGGCAAACGAAGAACCCGAACCCGAACCCAAAATCACACTGGTCGAGTTGTCCGAAAAACTCACCAAGATTGGATATAGTCAGGTTGATATCTTGGCGTATTTCATGATTCCTACTTACGTCGACAACTGGTCGTCTTCGTCTTCAAACCAAGAAAAATACACGGACGAGTTTATGGATAAAATGACTGCAGATTTGAATACATTATTGGACGGAACTTATGTAGAACCCCAACAAGTTCAAGAACAAACAAACACAAACACGACCACACTCAACAATTTCGCAGAAGAAAAAACACAAAAACTATCTTCGTCTTCTCTCTCTTCTACGAGAGAAGAATTATTAGAATCATAATTGTAAAATATCTCGAACATGTTCAATAACCAAAATAATACCAAAAACAAAATAAAGGAACTTCGTGTATTCGTCAAACACGAATTCTTTTTTATTTCGGGGATTGAATATATAAATAGTAAGTGCAGACATACTTAAAATAAAAATACCTTCAAATCGATCCTTCCAAAGTTCAACAGACTTATAAAGTTGGGTATTTTCCTTTTTCTCTCGTTTTAAAATAAATCGTATCAAGATACAAAGAAGAAAAAGTATCTTAATAACAATGACAAATGTTATAAATGCGAAATAGTATGAAGTAATATTGAATAGTTTCATAATATATATTGAAACAAAATAAATTGAACAGGAACAAACCAAAAAAAACCAATAAACCAAGAACAAAAACCAACACAATAGAGTCAAATGAACGCAATTGAAATCGAAATTGACGAAAAAACATTCCACTATAAAATTTCACCTAAGCGGTATATCGTAACTTTTATAGATGACTATCCAGTAGAACTCATTGAGCAACTTTTCAAAAAAATAGACCCGATGTATCATACAACATTCAAACTCGTATACTCAAATTTATGCGGACCAAATAGTAAATACTTATGCGAATATTTCAGAGAGAAAAAATTGGCGACCCAAACAACAATGATAATAATAAGTGATAGTGATTGGAAATACAATAACAAAACTTCATCAGAAACATTTAAAAAAAATATGAAAACCATCAACAACTTATTTGGTTCATCGATATTATTAATAAACATAGGTTATCATGCGTTACCATATTTTACAATAATAAACCCAGACATACCAACAACCGAATATCACATAGCAATAGAAACCAACATATCTTATCCATATAAACTACAATTTTATGTTGGAAAAACATTGGAAGAATTATCATATATGTTGAACGCAAGATACTTATGTGTCTCTTTTAAAATGATTCATGACTTGGAAAACTGGCAAGACGTCATACTTTAGCAGGAAACCCAGGTAAATCACCTTGATAAATATTTTTATCAGTAAAACAACTTAAAGACACTTCAACATAGTATGTTGAGAACGGCATCGAACAGCAATTTCAAAATCACTTTTATGATTCAAATGATGCCAGCAAATGTTTTCCAACAGCAACCAATTAATAATTAATGAAAGAAAACAGAAACTAACTAACTAATCAACTAATCAACCTAACTGACAGCGCGAATGGCCGAGTGGTTTAAGGCGACAGACTTAAGACCTGTTATCTATGATGCGTGGGTTCGAACCCCACTTCGCGCATGACCACCTTTTAAAAGTGACTTTGCTCCACTAGAGGGAACCCCCGGTTCCCCCTTACCCCCTCCCCGCCCTTCGGGGAATTCTAATTCCGTACCTTTTCCCATGATAAGATTTCTTGATGAAAAACTGTTATAATTTTCCTGGGTTCCCGGTGGATAATGCTGGAGACTGTTTTACAAGAAAGTGTATTTGCTCCACTTTGACTGTTTTACAAGAAAGTGGACGTGGAAGTTGCCCAATTGGCTCAATTGGATAGAGCATAAGACTTCTAAACAATATCTAATATTGCGAAGTAATCTTGAGGTTGAGGGTTCAAGTCCCTTGTTGGGTAAAACTTACACCAATATGTGTGTCCGAAGATAGCGCAAGTTCTCAAATTCAGACGTGAATCAGAATTTTTCTTCATACAGCAAATTAAACTAAGTTTAATAATACATGATAACATGTTGTGTTATCAACCTGTTCCACTTTGTACTGCTATCAAACATAACAGTAAACTACAAAAAAGTGGACGTGAAAGATTTGCTCCACTTTGACTGTTTTACACGAAAGTGGATTCGTGCTTTATTAGCTCAGTGGCAGAGCGAACGGCTGTTAACCGTTAGGTCGTAGGTTCGACCCCTACATAAAGCGATTTTTTTACACCTGAACTATTCAAAAACTTATTTTTAGAGTAAAACCACTCTAAAAATAATTACTTATATTTAAGTCATCTACTTTTGAAACATTTTAATACATTCCCATATTTTCGCAGACTCATCAAACGAAAAAACACCTCTTCTTTGTGCCAAGTTTAAAAAACTAACAAGTAAGTTGAGCGCTTCATTTTCATTTGTAACTTCAATACTAGTCAATGACTTTGTATTGGGACTAGAACCTGAAGGATTAGCATTAGCACCGGCAAAAGGACCCTGAGGACCTGGAGGACCTGGAGGACCCGGAAGATTACTATTATCAAAATCCATTATGTTATAATATACAACCACCCTCTAACT